TGCTGATATAGATAACCTGATGATTACTTATCAAGGTGTTTTAGCTAACATGGAAATGACAGGAGCAGTATCAAACGAAGCTCTTACCGCGTTGTTAAGAATGGATCGGGCCAATTTTGTTTCGCAGTCTGGAGTTATGGGAAACACCATAAGAAGTGAAGCAGCAAGGGGAATACTGGCCGGAGCAAGTGAAGCAAGTATAGCAGAAGGCATTTTAAGCGGTGCAGGAGGCGTTATACGGGCAGATCAGGCACAAACCCTAGCTAATACCGCCCTCAACACATTTGAGCGTAATGTGACGTTAGAAATGGCAGAGTTTGATCCTGATGATGCAACCTATGTTTACCAAGGACCAGTAGATGACAGGACTCGGGATATATGTTTAGACATGGTAAGTGCTGGAGCATTAACAAGAGCTGATGTTGAATCTGATTTCCCAGGAGCATTTGGTGATGGGGGAGGATTCAATTGCCGTCATCGCTGGGCAAGGGAAACATCTGTAAGCAAGAAGCTAACTGGTAGTAAAAAACAGGTGGATAAGTTTATTGCTAAAAGAGGTAAATCTTATAATCCAGTAACCCTACAGGATCAACGTGGCTAAACCTTTAAAGACAGTACCAACATTTACTGCTTCCTTCTGGAAAAGAATAGGTGATGAGGTATCGGATCGCATCCAAGTACATACCAAAAAGGGTAAGGATGTCAGCGATGCAAATTTTAGTAAATACTCACAGAAGTATGAAGATGATAAAGCAGCGGGAAAGTTCAGGAGGCAATCATCTACAAGTAGGAAACCCGATCTCACATTAACTGGTGATATGCTTAGAAATTTACAAACAAGATCAGCAAACAAAGAGGGTGTAATAATAGGCTGGTCAGGAACAGATGCTCAGAAGGTACAATGGAACGCTGATATGGGTAGAGAGATTACCACAACAGCAAAGCCAGTAACTACAAAGACAGAAAATTGGATTGATAAGCAAGTAGGGATAAGAATTGATCGCAATATAAAAGCGACTAATGAAACAAAGACCTTTGTCATTGGATGAAGGTGAACTCAAACAAGAGGTAAAAATGTCAGAAGAAACAGTACAAGAAGTACAAGAGTTGGCCACTAACAGCCAGGAAACTGAACCAAGCATTAGCCCTGATATTGGTGAAGTGATTGCAGAAAGCAAAAAGTACAGAACACGGGCTCAAAGTGCAGAGAAGAAAGCAGATAGCCTTCAGCAGGAAATTAAAGAAATCCGAACTAAGCAGCTTGAAGAACAGAATGATTATAAAACCCTTGCCGATGAACGCAAGGCAATCATTGATGAACAGAACGCTGAATTAGAGATTAATCGGGCTGAAATAAAAGCTGAAGTAGATTCTCTTCTTTCTGATTTCTCGGATGAAGATCGAGAAACATTTGATGGACTTCCCTTAAAACAATTACGGGCAGTTCATAACAAAATGACTTTGAAACCAAACCCGGTTTCTATTGATAATAGTAAACCATCATCAATGGGTGGGTACAGTTCCTTCCCGGAATGGGCCGCTGCTGATCCTGAGGGATACAGAAAGGCCAATAACCTTCAAACATCAGGAAAAATCAAAGTAGGATATGGCAACTGATTTATTGAAACAAGCGTTAGATCCTGAGAATGATCTCAAACACCGTACTGTAGAGAACGGTAATGATATCGAATGTACATATAATAGTAAGAAGATTTCTTATGATGATTATATAGACATCCATGAAGAAAGAGGAGAGCGATTGCAAAAAGGCAAGAATGTCAAGTCTGTCGGGCTCTTCAGTGGATTCGGTCCTGGTAAATTGAAAAAGCCCTATGATGAATAACAAACCTTACTTGATTGCGTATGATGTAAGAATCATGCGTATAGATAGGATGGTAAAATTTAGGAGTATTAGCAATGGCTGAAACAGATACCGGCGTAGCCGTTGGTGGTCTTGGTAAGATTATCGGCGATGCCGTAATAGCTTTTAATCATGTTAATGTGATGTATCCTTTGGTAACTGCCAAACAGGCCCCACAGGGTGCAATTACAGTTCAATTTCCTGATTATACAAAGGTTGCTTCAAGTAGTGTAGCAGCAGTTTCTGATGGAGCAGATCATACAACGATTGCATCTATTACAACTGCCGCAAGAAGTGCTACTGTTTCTGAGCACGTGATTCGTGCTGACGTGTCAGATTTGGCTCGTATGGGAAACGCGGAAGATTTAACAGGAAATGTAGGCGATATTTTAGGTAACGCCGTAGCTGCAAAACTTGATGATGATCTAGTGGAGTTAGGTAAAACTTTCTCACAAACACAATCAAGTGCAGGAACAGCATTAGCTCTATCTCATATTTTTGGAAGCATGAGACTATTGAGAAGTGCTGGAGCACCGTTTCCTTATAACCTGGTACTATCACCGAAATCCTCATGGGGTCCAAAAGGATTAATTTCCTTACTTCACGATGCTGCGGTGACAGGATCAAATTCTAAACCTATGTCCATGATGGGTGCAAAAGGCGAGGAAGCCTTTGCCGCTGGTTGGATTGGATCCATAGCAGGATTCGATTGCTACTGGTCAGATCAAATTGACGAAGATGTCAGCTCAGGCGGGGATGCAGCTAACTTTGCATTCAGCAAGGGAGCTGTTGGTCTTGCAGTAGGACCAGAAGGATTATTCAGAATTGAAACTGAAAGAAATGCCTCATTCCGTACCACAGAATACGTGGCAACGGGTTTCTGGGGTGAAGTGGAAATTAAGGATGGTTTTGGAGTATACATCTTAACGGATGTTTCATAATCTTAATTGATTAACTGATGATAGGCGGGGTTTGTCCCCGCCTGTCTAAGGAATGTATAATGGATAACAGATATTTTAAGAAAGCTAATGGACTCATGTTTAAATATGATCCTTCCAATCACGATATGGAATCACTGAAAAGCAGATTCAAGGAATGCGATGAGAATGGTAAGGAAATGAAGCCAAAGGCCAAAAAGAAAAAGAATTAATTTAAACCAAAATGCCCATGAGAGTTGTCAAGCTCGGCAAGGCATTTGAAGGAGAAACAAAATGGCAATGAGACAATATGCTGTCGTAGAAGCACAAAATCTGGCTATCGGCCAGGCAGGTTCTATTTTAGTAACAGGCACTACAGCGGTGACTTGTGGAACTGGATCAGGTGTGTTCGTAGCAATTCAATTTATAGAAGATACAGTTTTTGCCAGTGCTAGTGGTGGCTTGGTTGCAGAAACAGAACAACTATTCCTGGATGATGCTGGTACTGGAACAACAATAGATGCTGATGGTGGTGCTGCAATAGACGGAGAAACTTTCCCCCAGGGAATGACAATTTTCGGTCGCTGGACAGGTCTGACATTGGCCTCTGGTGCTTGCATAGCCTATGTAGGGTAAGATGTTAAATCTCAGTTTAAGATTAAAATCTCACATAGTTCAGACTGCACGACTTGCCCGTGATATATGGCAGATAGTAAATGATACGTGGCAGAATGAATTACGGAAGTGGGAAGATATTGTTTAAGAATTTACTTACGGCCATGTCAGATGTGTTTCGGGCGGTAAGCTGTAAGATATAAAAGGAAACTAAAGGAGAAAAATTATGGCAACTTTAACAAGCAATTCGATTGCTTCAACATATACAATGTTGCTCAAGATGGATTCAACGGGGGTTACTTCATCCCTGCAAAAAGTAGAGGATGGTGATGCTACTGATTCAGCACTGAGTATTTCTACTATAGCAGCAGCACTTGATGCTACTGATAAGTTTTATTTCGATGGTGGGGGGAATACCTATCTACATGAAGTATCCGCAGATAAACTCGATATAGTTGTAGGAGGACAAACTATACTTGAATTAGCTGAAGGTGGTGGCGGTGCTTCTGATTATGCAGCTATCCAGGCATTGAACAAGTTATATCTTGATGGGGGTGGAAACACTTATATACACGAATCGGCGGCAGATACAATAGGATTTGCAACTGGCGGTTCAACAAGAATGGTTCTCGATGACAACTCCCGCATCAGCCTCTCCAATAATGATAGTGGTGGAACTGGTGGATTAGATTCTACAAGTGGAAATACGGTTTTTGGATATTTAGCTGGACAATCTATTGGTAGTGGTACAGTTAATAATGTTTTTATTGGTCATGGTTGTGCTGATGCCTCTTTATCTACTTCTATCCAAAATGTAGGTATTGGTGCTGGAGCTTTAACGGATTTAACGGGTGGTGACAAAACTGTGGCAATCGGATATAATGCTGGGGCAAATATTACTACTGGTGGTTCTAATACGCTCATTGGCGATGAGGCAGGAGAAGCCGCCACTACTACTGGAGATTTAGTTCTTGTTGGTAAAGAAGCTGGTACAGCTATAAATCATACCGATGCGAATGGAACAGTATGTATTGGATATGAAACTGGTAAATCTTTAACAAGTGGAATTGGTAATGTTGCAATCGGCTACCAAGCTCTCGATGCTGAAGATGATGGAGATTTTAATACTGCTGTAGGGTATCAAGCATTAACTGCACAGACAGGTACGAGTGGAACTGTTAGTAATACTGCAGTAGGCTATCAGGCTGGTGTAGCAATTACTAAGGGAAGATATAATACTATCATTGGAAAAGGTGCACTGAAAGTAGAAGATGTTGGAGATGAAACTACTGCTGTAGGGGTTGATGCATTAGGTTCTCAAAATTCT